TGTGTTTAAAAATTGTTTATTTGATTTGAAACTCGGCAAGAAGGTTGAACCGAACCCGTTGGATTTTATGGCGACCTGTTGCGGGTGGGATTACGATGAGAATTATAAAGATACAGAACTTGTAAAGGTAATTGAAACTATCCAGCGAGATAAAGGGGTGCGAGATTACCTAATGAAAGCATATTATAGTTGTATGGTGGGAATACAAAGCAGAAATGTTTATATCTTTACTGGAACTGGCGGGAATGGAAAATCTGTATTAGATGAACTCCTTATGAGTATGTTGGGAGATTACGCATACGCATTACCGAAAACCTTCTTAACTCAACCCTTTAAGGACGGTGCGAACCCCGAAGCGATTGCTCTACATAATAAGCGTTGCGTTTTGGTGAGCGAACCCGATGCGAATAAGAATATTTGTTGTAGTTCGTTGAAAGCATTATCGGGGGATAGTAAAATATCTTCCAGAAAACTATACGGTGAAGTTGAGAGTGTGAATATAGTTGCGACGAATATTGTGGAATGTAATACACCGCCGAATTTGGACGAGATGAATGATGCTATGAGCGACCGCTTGGGTGAAGGTGTTATAGACTTTAATAGTAAGTTTGTGAAACAATCCGTATATGATGCGATGGACGAAGAAGAACGGGTTGGCGTTGGAGTTCGTAATGCGTATTATAAAACCGATGAGTTTAAGGAGCAGAATAGGCAATCACTATTTAATTTGTTGCTTAATTATAGAAGCAAAGATGTTGCTGTTCCTGATATTGTTGTAAAGAGCAGTAAGGTTTATTTGGCGAAGAGTGATTTATTCTATGATTGGTTTGTTGATAATTATGAAATGGATAAGGAGAGTGTTTGTAGAGTGAAAGATATTTATTATGCTTTTAAGAGTGATATGGGTTATAATATGTCTAAACAGGATAAGGAGAAATACGGAACAGAAAAGAAGTTTATATCTGCGTTGGGAAGCAATATATTTGTTAGGAAATATATGAAGCAAAAAGACGATTATTATAATAGTATTCAGTTGAAATGTTATTCAGTAGTCGGGTGGAAGAAAAGGGAAGTAGAAGATACTGATGATGCGGATACAGTTGTTAATGAATAGTAATTTATATGATTAATATGATATAAGTTACAACCCTAATAACCCCTTTTCAAGGGAAAAAACACAAAGTAGTCTATGGTTAAATAATATAGGGGGACTTTACAAAAAAGAGTCCAAAAAGGGGTTATTGGGGTTGTTATATTTTATACGATTATAATGATATAGAAACCTAAATAAATTTATAAAATTGATTTTAATTTCCTGAAAATTGAAATAGGTATAAAACAGCAAGAAACAGCAACCAAAAACACAAAATATGGATACAATTAACACCAGCGACGTATTTATCAAAACAACAGGAAAACCACCAAAATCGGGAGAAGGTAATTGTATAGCGATGAATACCCAAAGGATTACCGACTTTTGGTTCAAGTTCCCCGAAGAGAAAGATGTGTTTGATTTAAAGGTTCTCCAAATCAGGAGGCAAGACGGTATTATAATCCATCACTTATTAATACATAATAATAAAAACAACAAACTCATAGATGTATCCAACGGAAAAATTAAAATTATAGATAAAGACCTGTATTATGAAAGCAACAAACCATTATTAGACTACACATTTTCGTATAACGACTATATGCGAGTGCTACAAGAAATGAAATTTGCGTCAGTATGTAAGTCTCTATTCCCGAAATTACTGGAACGAATAGGAGAATTTATGTTTATAGATATGATGGATAGTAATTCCAAACGCCCCCGCAAAAACACTTATGCTGAAAGACTAAAACGTAAAATTACGTAAAAAAAGGGAAAAAATTGAATTGTTTTATATAAAAAGTATAATAGCAACTATAAGCAACCAAAACCAAGAAAAAGATGAACTCAAAACAAACTCTCTACTTCTACAAGGGAACTTGTATTCCAGTCGGCATAGTTGAAAAAGGAGATGAAATTGGAAATTTTGAAAAACAAATAAAAAAGTCAAGTCTTCTATGTATTGCGAAAGAGACAAAAATGGGGGTTAGTAGGGAAGAAATAATTAGGAATACTTTTATGATGTTGAATTCCATAGAACGGTTTATAGTGGATATTTGGAAACAGATGGGAGAATGGAACGAAGAATGTATGAAAGAATTATGTAAGGCAGTGGAAATGGAACAAGACAACCTTATTATTGTGTGGAGTATGATGATAAACAAATTAATAATCTTGAAAGCGTTAAAAGAGGATAATGATAATGGAATACTTATCACTATCCAAAAAGGCGGACAATAAAAAAATAAAAAAAAAAAAAAAGAAAAAGGGGGATAAACTCCTTTTTTCTTATATATCATAAATATATATGCCGATTGAGATAATAGAATTGACCGAGAGCAAGAAACCACACAAGCGTCTTCGCATAGTAGTCAGCGATAAAGGCGAAGAAAAGACTTACCATTTTGGATTGGACGAAGGAAACACTTACATAGACCACCAAGACGAAGCGAAGCGAGATGCGTATCGTAAGCGACACTACGCAAACAAAAAAGAAAGGGAATTAATAGACCGATTAATTCCAAGTCCAGCGTTGTTTAGTTATAAATTACTTTGGGGAAGCAGTTCTAATTTAATTGATAATATAGTGGATTTACAAAAGGAGTTTAACTCCAAACCTTAATCCTATCCAAGTTGTCTTCCACATCTTTACAAAATTCTATAAAATCGCTTTGTGTGATTTTTGTGATTTCCAAACTATCCGTCCATTCAATATTACATTTACACCCTCTATTTATATCAAATACCGTATTACCATAAACAGCGACATATTTATTAGCGGTTGCTTTTACATCCAAAGGAAGGAAGTATTTTTCCGTTTCATCATTAAAGTCTCTTGTAAAGTCATAGAATACTCCATCTTTTTTATTAACCGAGTGGAGTTCCAACCCGATTTTTCTACCGCAAGGACAAGCAGTTATATTAAATCCCAATTGCGATGTATATCCGCATTGGTTAAATAATTGAGCGTTGCGATGACATTGGTTATTCAATCCAATCGGGGTGATTTTGATTTTTTTGATTTTCTTTCTTAATACTGGACTGATTAAATTGAGTTTCACACCAGCGGTCTCAATGGTTATATCTCCCTGTTGCTCTTTCCATTGTTTTTTTATGTTTATGGATTGTCTTAACATACTGCGTCCCTCGGCAGTGAATATAAAATCCTTATACAATTTGGTTTCATTAACGAATTCGGTCATTTTGTTTTATTGCTTGTTGCTTTCTTGCTGTTTTATTGCTATTATACTTTTCAGGAAATTAAAATCAATTTTACAACCCTTTTGTGTTTTTATACCTATTTCAATTTTCAGGAAATTAAAATCAATTTTATAAATTTATTTAGGTTTTTTACGTTTTTGCGTTTTTACGTAAAAAATTTATAAAATTGATTTTAATTTCCTGAAAAGTATAATAGTAATAAAACACAAAATAACAATCAAAAATGAATACACTTCAAAACGAAAAGATTATAGAGCAAACAAGACAAGTATTATTCAATATCATAGATTGTAGTTTAAAATTGAGTAATGTAAAGTATGTTGTAAGTGTGAAACACCCCGAGTTACTTCCATTCATTACAGATGAGATTATAGAACATAATGCTGATATGTATTTCCTTGTTAAAAAATTACAAAAAACTAATTTTGAAAAAAGGGTATGTATGAAAATGGAACGTAAATCAAAAACATATAAAAAAGGAGAAGGGGCGTTTTACATTGATTTAAGCAAGACTTGGGATTAGGGAAAAAAAACAATATCAATAAATAATAAAAAAAGGATGGACGAGACAACAAGAGATATAGTGGTGGTGTTTATAGTGTGGGGATTACTGTTTTGGATACAGTATGATATTTAGGAAGATACATACCATTATCTCCTATTTAACGAAACCCCATCATTTTTTTCTCTGCCTGTAATATATAATGGAACGATTAGAAGTAGGTATATCGCCCCACCAGTGTTGTAGGTTAAGAAACGGACACCCTGTAAGAGTGAAACCAGTTATGAAAGGAAGCGGGGTTATTCTTATGGTTGCCCCTTCCACTTACAATTCCGCCACCCGTTCTCTTGCGAAACAAAAGGGAGTTCAAATAAGACTTAACGCCGAAGAAATCCAAGCGAACCGAGAGGGTGCTGGTGAGATGGAGGGGAGAGGTATTTTTAAGGCGGTTGAAAAAATTGCGAAGAAGGCAACACCAGTTGTTAAAAAGGTGGCGATTGCGGGAGCAAAACAAGTAGGTAGAGAAGTCGCCAAGAAATTACCGCAACTCGCCACTGCTGGATTAACCGCCGCAGCATTGGCGACGGGGCAACCGCAACTAATTCCATTGGCGGGAATTGCTGGTGATAAATTAGGAACATTCGCAGGAAAGGAATTGAATAAGGCGATTGATAAACCCTCAAAGTATTCATCATTTAAAAAGGCGAGAGAAGAAATAGGCAAAAGTGCTTTACAGGAAGTAAAGGACGAGGCAACATCATTCGGTAAAGCAAAGATTGGCGAAGCGAAACAATACGGAAAAGAAAGGTTAAAAAAGGAACTTGCGGGTAATGGTCTTGGGTCAAGTAAAATAAGCGACGATTTTACGGAGTTGAGAAAACAAATAGATAAACTCAAAATCAAATTAGCAAAAATGGAAGATTTAAGAACTGGAAGCAGAACATTATTAGCGGATAGAATAAAATTACAAAAAAAAATAGAACAAATGGAACAAAAATATAATGAAATAATGAGAGAAAAAAGAGGGATTGCAGGAATTGGATTGTATGCTGGAAGAGGAATGGGAGGCGAGGGATTGTATGCTGGAAGACAAGGAAGAGGCGTTGCCAATACCCCAACCGCTGGTTTAGTTGGTGTGAATGGAAGTTTATTAGCAATGTCCCACCCCGCTTTCCAATCACAAGCACACTCCGCCAATTTCCAATTCCAACACACACTACCACCGCAATTCCAAATGAGAGGCAATATGAATGGAAGCGGACTATATGCTTAAAACATAAGTTAAAACATAAATATTTATTTTCTATTTAGATAGTATAAGGGAATGTCGCTCACAGATACACAATTGAAAGTTCTCTGTAAGAAAATGAATATCCCTTTGGCGGATATTGTATTCAAAGATGAGATGCCGAGCAAGATACTTTACAACAAAGCATATATTATTAATTTAGACGATGAGTTTGATGCCGATACAGGAATGTTGAATAGTGGTTCTCACTGGACTTGTCTTGCGGTTATGAAATATAAAGACAACAAAATCAAACCGTTTTACTTTGATAGTTATGGAGCACCGCCTCCCGAAGATATTAAAAAGGCGGTATTGAAAAGCACAGGACAAAAACTCCCATACAATACAAAGAATATCCAATCACTAATGGGAGAAGTGTGTGGGTTCTTCTGTTGTGCTATGCTACATTTCATCTTTGCGTATCCACATCGTAAAGGCGACATCTACGAAGATGTAGAGGATTTCCTTTTCTTCTTTGATGACCTGAATGAGAGTATTGATTTTAAGAAAAACGAGTATATTCTCAAACATTTCTTCCAACCAAGCGACCCCAAGTTGCGAAAGGAGATTGATGTTGGGGTTGGTGGAACTGACCGTATGATTTTTGACAACGGACAGATAGATTTAACAAAAATATAATGTTTTAAAACGCTTAAAACACCAAAAAAAATATATCCATATAATAAGAAAAAAATGCCCCGTTTTGAAAAGAATAGCGATGAAGCAAAGGAATATATGAAACAGTTGCGGGATAAGAAAATTAAGGGAGGAAGCATTACCGAGAGCGAAAAGAAAAAAATTACAAGTGAAACCTTAGCAGAACCAATAACGGAAGAAAAAGCAGATAAGGATTTTGAAAAATTAAAAAAAATTAATTGTAATACTATAAACGAAGTATCCCAAGCAATACTAACAGGGAATAAGTTTGTTGATTACTTTACAAAAATAAGACGATTAGACACTTTGGGAAAACAAGGTTTTTCGTTTTATGATGTAATGGAGAACCAAAATCAGTGGAGACAAAAAGGATATATAACAAGATATTTAAAAAAATATGGTGATACAACGGCAAGTTGGGCGGAAATATTTCGGTTGTATTTTGGAGCAATCTCAATTTTTAAACCGATAATTGCTATGAATGTTTATTGTAAATACAAACCGAGAAGTGTGTTGGATTTTACTATGGGTTGGGGTGGTCGTCTTGTTGGTGCTTGTGCTTTGGATATAGAGAGATACACAGGCATAGATTTAAACAAGTCTCTAAAAAAACATTACGACGATATGGTTGATAAATTAAAAGAACAATCTACTACAAAAATAACGCTTATGTTTAAAAACGCTCTCACAGTTGATTATAGTAAAATAGATTATGATTTAGTTCTCACCTCTCCTCCATACTACAATATTGAAACTTATAAAGGGCAAACCAAGATGGATAAGGATAAATGGGACGAAGAGTTTTATGAACCGATATTTACGAAAACTTGGAAACATTTGAAGAAGGGAGGACATTACTGTTTGAATGTTCCCGAAGAAGTTTTTACGAGAGTATGTTTGAAGGTGTTAGGAGAACCGACTGAATATATACCATTACATAAAAACAAAAGAACGCAAAGCGAAACTTATAAGGAATATATATATGTGTGGAGGAAATGAAATGCGATTTAACTAAAAATTAAGGAGAAGAAGCATTTAAACAACGAAAATAGTTAATTATAGTATATATAATACAATAATTAAGATAAAAACAACAATAAACAAAGAAAAATGATATTAAACCGTTAATAAAATTAATTTAATTGTCCTCTACGTTGTTTAAACAGTATATTATATGTATATTAATCTTAATAATCATATAATATAGTGTTTTTCTTGTTTAAAGTATTAACTTTCAGTTAAATTCGCTTCTTGTATGCGATTTTATAGTATATATTCATTATAATAAAACAACTTATAGTATTTATGTGTTTGACTTTCATCTCCTATATATATATCACTCTTCTTCTAATTGGATTACCTCCAACAATCCCTTTCTAAATCTCTTACTGCTCTCTTCCTCCATATCAATCACCAACGGAGAGAACTTTTCCGCCGTTGCATACTTGTATATATCCAATAGTTCTTCTTTTGAGACCCCAAGACCGAACTCACTCAATATAACATTTACTTCCCTGTTCCCTGATAATTTCAATAACACCATATACGAACAATTGTTGCGAATTATTTTTGGGATTTTGAAGAATGATTGAGAGATGAATATACAAGATACACCGAACTTTCTCGCCCTGATGTAATAATTCTCTACCTTACTTAAATCTTTTGCTAAAACCAAGTCGTCCCATACTACCAAATGATTAAAATCTTTATCAAACTTATCCAGCGGGGGGGTATTATCCACACCCTCCTTGATTATAATACTCTCGCATTTTTGGGTAATCCAACGATATAGCGGTTCATCTTTATTACGGGTTATGATTGTGATTGTTTGGAAAGTCCCTTTGCCCGATGAGAACAGTGATATTAAATTACATAAAAAATTAGTTTTTCCTGAACCCGAAGGTGCTACAATACACATTCGCATTGGTATTTTTAGGTTATGTAAATGAAAGTTGGGGTTATCTACCTTATCTAAAAACTCTTTCGGCATCTTCTCGTATAGGTTCTGTATTGTCCCTGTTGGCATTTCTTATATTATAGATAGATATAATATTTTAAAATTAAAAACCCAATAAAAAAATATAATCGCATTATATAGTAATGTCTGCTTACCCTCCGCCAATTGAAGATTTACCATTTTTTAATCCTGCCGTATTTACGGTATTGGATATTCCGCTTACTGTTGCCGAAGGAGAGAAATATTTTCTTAAATATCCACAAGCACAAGGGACACAAAGTTTTACAGATATAAATGTTGGAGGTATTGCGACAATTGAAGATGTCAAGGCGGATAGTTTAGAAGTCGCTAATAATACAACTCTATCGGGGGCATTGGAAGTATCGGGGAATATTACAGGAACTACAATCACAGGAATAAATGGGCGGTTGGACGATTTGGAAGATGAGATTTTACAAGGGGTAGTTCATATTGAAGGGACTGAAACCATTACTGGTGATAAAACCCTTTCGGGAACTACTACTTTTACTGGAAACATTGTAGCGGACAGTATTACGCTTACCCCTACTGAATTGAGTTATGTTGATGGAGCGACGAGTAATATACAAACACAATTGAATACGAAAGCGTCTATTACTTACGTTGATGATGAAATTACAGACGCAATTAATGCCTTGATTGATAGTGCTCCTTCTACTTTGGTTACACTGAATGAATTGGCGGCGGCGTTGGGGGACGACCCTAATTTTGCGACAACAATCGCTACGCAACTTGGATTGAAAGCGAATGATGTTGAGGTAGTTCATAAAACAGGAACGGAAGAGATTACTGGGGCGAAGACTTTTACGAATGATAATTTTAGTGTGAAGAACGGCACTGGAAGTGATAAGATTATTTTAAATGGGGCGACAACCACACTCACTAATGATTATAATAATATTTCGGCAACGATACAAAATAATATCGGGAATGATGGGGACATTACTGGTTTTGTAAATAATATTGTAACAAACGGAACAAATAGCAGAAACCTTATGACAGCGATAGGCACTGGGTCTAATAACGTTCTTACTGCTGATAGTTATAATCAATTAAAAATCGGTAGTGCTGAAAAGTTAAAAACCAGTGCGACGACAACCACACTCACTAATGATGTGATTAATATTGATGGGACAACTACGAATATTCAATCGGGAGGAACTGATAAAATAAAAGTGGAAGATGCGACAACCACACTTACTAATAATAATATTAATGTGAATGGGGCGACGACTTTTACTGAAAAAGTTAAAATATATACAGGTGATTATACGAGTGCGGGTGCGAATGCATTATCACTATTTAGCGATGAAAAGTATGGGTTCGGTATAGCGGTAAATACTCTTAAATATTTAACTCATACAAACCATAAGTTCTATTCGGGTTCTACTTCTACGAGTGATGGAACATTAAAACTTTCTATTGAAAATGCGACAACGACACTTACTAACGGAACAAACACACTTACGGCAACAACACAAAATTATATAGAGGCGACTGGAACATCGGCATATAATAAAATATATGCTAGTGGAGCAGGTGGGTATAATTTAATAGAGAGTAAAAGAACAAATAATACGGCAAATGATATATATGCGAGTGCATCAGGAGGTAGAAATATAATTCGTTGCCTTCCTGACGGATATAATGAGATAACAGTTGGGAGCAGTTCTAAAATAAAAGTAGAGAGTGCGACAACGACACTCTCTTCTAACAATGTTGAAATTAATAAAGCACAAAATACAGACGCATTTACCAATCCGCATTTAAAACTTACAAATACCGCTAATACCAATGATGCAAGAGCGAGTATAGCGATGGCGACATCTACTAATGATGGTTATGGGGTATCTTTATCGGCACAGAGGGTCGCAGGTGGATTAGGTGGAGCACCTGCATATGATTTACGACTGCATTTTAATAGTGCAAGTGGCGTTAGTAAAATGTATGTGACTGAAACAGACACTACACTCAATAATACTACTACATCTATTCAATCAGGAGGAACTGAAAAAATAAATGTTGGTTCAACAACAACGGCACTCTCTTCTAACGATGTTGTAATTAATAAAAGTGGCGATTGTAATCTTACTATTCATTCTACAAGTGGTAATATTCCATCATTGTATTTTATTAGGAATAGTGCTACATACGGTGCTGATAGTCAGGTTGATTATCGTTTATACGATACTGGTGGTGATTTTAAAATTGATAGTGCTTATACTGGGGGTATCATTAGAAACTGGATTACATTACCAAGTGCGATAGGCACTACTAAAAGAATGAAATTGGGGGATGATTCAATTGCTTATGACGGGTTGGATTTATTCTGTGGAACTGGGACTGCTAAACTTAAATTGGAGGGAACGACAACCACACTCACTAATGATAATATTAAATTGTCTTCTCCTTATAGTGTTAGATATATAAAACTATTCCATTCCATTCCTAATACTATTATCAATTTGGCGGAGTTGGAGGCATACACTGCGGACGGAACGAATGTAGCGTCTGGTAAGACTGTGACGAGTTCGGTTGGGTGGTATGGGACTAATACTGGGGATAAATTGGTGAATGGAAACTATACTGATATGGCGCATACTGCGGTTGTTACTTCCAGTAATATTTATATGCTTGTAGATTTGGGTGCGAATTATCCTATTACCAGTGTGAAAATATGGAATAGAGATGCGGGGGTTGGAACGAGTGCTTTGAGGGCGATTGGGATAGAAGTTCAACTTCTTAACGCAAGTTCAAATGTATTACGATTGGATACAATCATATCTAATGAACCTACCTATACTTTTACTTATTCTAATCTAATTATGGATACTGATACTACTACAATCGCTAATAAAAACATTATTACAATGGGAGGGGAACAAGGACAAATTCTAACTACTATTGGCGGAACTGCGGCGGCAAATTATAAGGAATTGATTACTGATACTTTTACTATTATAGCGAATAATTCTTTAAATATAAAATCGTTTGGAGATGGTATTACAATTGATACGGTTGGGGGTGGTTCATTAAATCCTTTATATATTAATGGTAATGATTTGAATGAGTTTAAAATTATGGATTTTTTGGCGATTTTATTATCTGCTTCGGGGGTTGTTTTGGACGCAATTATAAATATTATTTTAAAAATTGGTGGGGTTGAAAAAATGGTAATAAATAATACGACAACCACACTTACGAACACAAGTTTAGTTATGAAAACTAACGCTGGGGGTTTTAAATTAAAAGGCGACGACCATTTATATATTGAGTTTTATCCCGACAACTCCATAAGAAGAGCGTATTTGGGTTATCCTAATTCTGGAAGTCAGCAATTAGTTATTGCTAATCAATACGCAAGTGATATAGTATTAGCAACCTCAGGTGCTAATAAAGCGGTTTTTGGTGTGGATACAACCACACTCACTAATGATAATATTAATGTGAATGGAGTAACGAATTTTGCGGGACAAATTACTGGGGAATTTCAGGCATATTTTAATAAGCGAGTATTCACTTACGAACAATATATAAGATTAGGGAGTATAGCAAATTTTTCATTTATAGATTATAGAAGTGGTGGTAATAGTGCTGATTACGATGTAAGAGTATCAAGCACAGGCGGAACATCGGCAATTGGATATGGAGGGTATGATATTGATGCGGGGACTATTCAATTAAGTAGTAAAACATCTAATACTTTACGAGTTAATGGAACTGAAAAATTAAAAACAGACGCAACGACAACCACACTTACTAATACTACGGTCAATATAGCGAGTGATAATATAAGAATTAATAATGTCCCTATGTGTAATATTACGCTGACTGGGACGAATTCTACTATTAGTGCAAGAAATTCAAAAATTTCTTGGAGCGGGACTATTGGTGCGACTGATAGAACTGAAAGTTGGTCGTTCCCTTTTAATGTAAAACCATACGGAGGAACTATTTCGTGGGACGATGATGCTTCAATTGCGAGTGTTTTATACGCTCATATTGGATTATTTAGATATGGAAGTTCTACCCTTATAGCAAGTGCGTCGGTTAATATTGGTGGAGCACCGCCTAATAATTCATCAAAATTCGTTTTCAGTTCTACAAGCGAACTTACATCACAATACGCTTTTTCTGGAAATGTTGCTTATACAAACACTCCTACATTTGTAACTACGGGAACTATAACGGTTAATAATGAGGTTAGTTTCGGTTTCTATTTTAGTCAAACTTAACTTATCAATATTGTTGCGTTTTGGAAGTTAAGTTTTACGCATATCAATAAAGAGGTTTAAATATTTTCTTCGCTACTCGTATCGCTTACCCCGCCATTGCTATTTATATTTGGAATGGATAATCGCAATGTAGGGTTCTCGCTCAATGTCGGCGTTTGGAACAGGGCATCATTGTATTTCTTTCTCATCACATTCGCCCTATCATAAATGGATAAATATTGTTTGTAGCAATCCTCTAAAAAAACCTTGCCTTCTATGTCTCGGTGGAGACGGTTGAGCGACAACATTTTATATATATTGACCGCCAAACTATAAAAATCTTTGGACGCAATCAGTTCATTCTCGCAGTTCTCTTGGATTTTCAAATACAATTCTATTGACCCGATTATTCCGCAGATAAGGGCGAGTAAGCAGGTTATTCCCGATAGGTATTGCTGTTTTATATACTTCTCCGCTCCCACACTCAATACTGAATTAAATGCCGAAATGACTATTACTGGGATTTTATAGTATTTCAGTGTGGATTTAAAAGATAAATAATTCTTTGTATGATGCTTCCTCATCACCAAACTGTTCTCTCGTATGCTTTCAAGCACTTTTTCTATATCATCGCTCCAATCCATTTCTATATTATATAGAGATAGATTATTTTCCGTATATGATGGGAATTTTATCAAATACACCAGCGTTCCAATTTGTTAAATCCATTGCATAATTGTCGTTTTTATAGAGTTTATCACATATACGGCGGATTGTAAAATTGGTTCGCCGATAATACATATATTCGTCCTTGCTAATTACTTTTTCATTCAATTCCTTTTTCATTATCTTATCCAGTTCATTCATTGTATCAAACAATAAATCTTTATTCATTACCGCCTTGTGTATCACATACGAAACCACATTATACACCAGATATTTATCTTTGGTATTCCATTTCTTATTAAATGTTAAGTTCTCCAAGAGTTCAATATATTTTATTATTCGCTTCTGCTCCGCTTCGGGTAAATGGATATGTGGTTTTATATCCTCCTTTACCGCTTCGCTCAATTTCATAAATCCGTTCAATACTATAAAGAGAATGGTGATGGTTTTGTATTCTACAAAGTCTTCCATTTTTGTTATTGTTGATAGTATATGTATCCTTCCTTTTAATTCAATTTTTTATAAGATAATAGTGATGTAGATAATCCAACAACCCCAATAACCCCTTTTTGGACTCTTTTTTGTAAAGTCCCCCTATATTATTTAACCATAGACCACTTTGTGTTTTTTCCCCTGAAAAGGGGTTATTAGGGTTGTTGATTATTAATCCAAAAATTAATCGGTTAATTTAGGAAAATTATAATCTCTATGTAATATAAAATGATGAGAACCTTTCAAAACGATATGAATTACGGAATGGAGAAGGAGGTAAGTATGCTCTCACAATTGTCCCAGCACTTTATAGAATACGGTAAGATTACCAATACCAAAGATTTATACAAAGACCCCTATTACAAATACGACTTTGAGGCAGAGGACGGAACGACCTTTGAACTGAAAAGCAGACGCAACAAGAAGAACGCCTACCCCACCACCATTCTCCCAGTCAGTAAAATCGTCCCCGATGCCGAACACAAGCAGGTATTCATCTTTGCCTTTACGGATTGTAATTGTAAGATTGAATACAACAAGGAGTTATGGGATACTTTTGTAATCAGGGACATTGAGACGTTTAGGTATGGTAGAGTGGATTTACCAAAACCCCACTACTGTATTCCAATCCAGCATTTACTGGAAATAAGTTAATTTACATTTTTATTTTATCTGTATAGAATATAAATGCCGAAGTTTGAAAAGGGTTCGCAGGAAGCAAAAGATTATATGGCGTCTTTGAGAGCGAAGCGTATGAGTGGCGGGAAGATACCGCAACCACCGAGAGATGAAATCAATACTTTTAAAGACCCGAAACCCGAAGAGTGGGAACAACCACCAAGAAGACCGCCCGTTGCTATACGCCCACCTGTAAGAACGCGACCTCCACCTATCAGGCGAATTACCAACACTGATGCTCCCAATCCATTTGAAGGGAACGGGTTGGTGAGCGACATTGTAGGAACAGTCAAACAAACCGCCAAGAAAACCCGCAAAATCATCAATAAAACCGCTGAAAGCGTCAAAACCGTCGCACAGGGAGGCAGGGACGATTACCCGCCCAGTGTTAGGAAACTACTCAAAACCAACGGGGAAAAGAAGATTGTATCCGCCATCATTAACCGCAAACCCGTTGAGAAGAAATTGTCGGGATTGCTGAATGTTCTCTCATTGGGACAATTTAAGAAGAATATTGAAAATGAACCCTACGACGACCTCTTCCATTTATCCATTGTATTGCGAACCGAAGACGGCAAGGATATTTTAGTAGAAAAGAACGAAGTCATCAATATGGCGATGAAGGGGAGAAAGGGCGGAGAGAACCTTCCAATCACTCCATTTCAAGGTGGAAAAACACTCAACGAGATTATGGAGAACACCAAGAAACGTATGGGTGGAAAATTCTATGGATATTCTGCTCGTAACAACAACTGTCAAGATTTCATTATGGCGTTGCTCCAAAGCAACGGAATGGGAGATGCGAACGATTTCGCATTCGTAAAGCAAAACGCAAAACAAATGTTTAAGGGACTTTCTACTTTGAGTAAAGTGGCGGACTTTATCACCGACTTGGGCGGAGCGACGAATGTATTGATAAAGGGAACTGGTGCGAAGAGTAGTAAAATAGCGGTGAGTGAAGGGGAGAATTTGAGTGATAGAAAGAAATTGGAAAAACAACTGGAATATTTAAAGGAACAAGAAGTAGAACTTATTATTGCGTTGTATGATTTAGGTTTTCCTACACAAAGCAGACGAGAAGAGTATGATAGTTTATCAAGGAGATTGTATATAGTTAGAGAAAAGATTGAAAAATGTGAGGAAGCGATTAATAGAATGATGAGCGGAACTGGTGCGGCGGCAAGTGTTCCCGCTCCTGTTGAAGAAGACGTAGAAGACGTAGAAGACGTAGAAGACGACGGAGGCGACACACCAAGAGATGTCGTTGTAAATATGGAAGAAGAAATTGTAGTGAATATTAAAGATAATGTGTATAGAAAAATAGCAAACCTTATCAGGGAAGTGGGGAATGATAATATAAGGAAATATATAACTGATGATGAAATGTTGAATTTTGTTGATGGAATTGTTGATGAAGAACTTGGAATTGTATGGGATTTTTTACAAAGTGGAGACGCATCAGCGGATTTTGATTTTAGTAGAATACCCTTTTATTCGGGGAAAAAATGGAAAGATTTTAGAAAGAAAATTGGAAAAATACAAAGATTAATAAGAAAGGATAGAATTATGGGTTAAAGTTTTTTCAGCAAATTCTTCCAAAAAAAATACGATTTAGAGATTTTTTTATCCTTTATATACAATAGTATTGGAAATGGACGGATTTGTTATTTATGGAAAAACGGGTTGTCCCAATTGTGTAAAGGTTAAGCAGTATTTGACCGAAGAGGGGAAGAGATACGATTATAGCGATTGTGATAGAGTGCTGGAAATTGATAGGGAAGGGTTTATAAAAGTTATGAAAGAAAAGACTGGAAGGGACACTATTGTTTTCCCTTTGGTATTTCTCAATAATGAGTATATAGGCGGGTTCAATGAAACCATTTTAAAAGTGGAAAGTGAATAATTTTATAAAAAATATAAGTTTATAATATTATTTTTTTAGCGGACTTTGTAAAACGACATTCGCGAGTTGCGTTTCATAATCCTTCCGCCAGTCATATTTTCGTCGCCTTCTTCGTCATCATCACCAAAAGCGTCCATTAAATTTCTCCTTGCGTCGGGTTGTGCTAGTGCTGGTGGTGGTGCTTGTGGTCGTTGTAGTGCTGGTGGTATTTGTGCTTGTGCCTGTGCTGGTGCTGGTGCTGGTTGTTGTCTTTGTGGTGTTGGAGTTACCTCCCCCTGTATGCCCTCAAAAAACGCTATTGGGTCGGGTTGTGGTCTCGTATTTTCAGGAGATACAACATTGGGAAACTGCTGTAATGGAAGATTAGGATTTTGTATTGGTTGTTGTTGAACCATATTAACGGGTGGAGGAAGAGCGATTGGTGGTGGAAGAGCAATTGGCGGTTGTCTTGGTTGCCCTAATCTCCTTGCTGGAACTCTTGATGGTGGAGCGGACATATATATATAATACCACAGATAATAAAACTGCCTACTAAACTTCTACAACCCTAATAACCCCTTTTTGAACCTTTTTTTGTAAAGTCCTCCTATATTATTTAACCATAGACTACTTTGTGTTTTTTCTCTTGAAAAGGGGTTATTAGGGTTGTTGATATAGATTTAAATTAAGTTTAATTAAACAATATTTTATATAGAGTATATATAAATGACGAAGGAAATTAAAGAATACATACAATCCAAACGCCCGAAGTTGTCCCCGTCTTCCTTAACCACCTACACCAGTATCCTAAAATCCCTTTACCGTAAAGTGTTTGATGATACAGATTACAAGATGGAAAAGTTTAGCGAACCAAAGAAAGTATTAGAATTTTTAAAAGACGTAGCATTCAATAAACGAAAAACAATCCTCTCCGCCCTCGTAATCATTACCGACAATAAGGAATACCGAGAATTGATGGGCGACGATATTCGCACTTACAATGCCGACATTTCCAAGCAAGAAAAGAGCGAAACACAAGAAGCGAACTGGATTGAACCTACTGATGTAGCGAAAGTATTTACAGAATTGAAGAGAAACGCCGACCTTATTTACAAAAAGTCCCATAAGACACCGAGCGATATACAGCAAATCCAAAATTATATAATCATTGCCCTTTTAGGCGGTGTTTTCATTAGTCCTCGCCGAGCAAAGGATTTCTGCGATTTTAAAATAAAAAATATGGATACGGATAAGGACAATTACATTGATAAGAAAAAGATGGTATTCAACTCTTACAAGACCGCTAAAACCTACGGGAGACAAGAGATTTCTTTACCACCCGCCTTAAAGACCATTCTAACGAAATGGTTCTCCGTCAATCCAACCGATTATTTGATT